ATGTGGCATCCAAGTTGCACTAAATCCTTCACTACCACGATTGGCATCCTGTACAACATAAAACTTTGGAATAGGTTCACGATTTGCATCAAGTGCTAAGTCATCCAACAAGTGTGGTAACTCAATAACATCGCCTGGCATTAATCTTCTGCCCATAACATCTACACATTCATTCATGTGGAATGTCATAAACAGTACATCATTTGTTAGGAATAAACCAAACTGAGTTAAATCAAAGTCGTTATCGCTTACATTGTAAACTCCACGCATTTCGTAAATATCTTTATCATACTTACGATCACGGTTTTCCATGAATAACAAATCTTGTATTTTGGTTTCGTTTACAATACCATCCATGTTGGTAAATTCACCAGTTAGTGGGTCAGTTTCCATACCACTTGTATAATTAGGTTGTGCTGGATCATCTGTTTCGCCCAAAGACTGTGGACCAATATACTTGTGTACATAAGCGCCAGTGCCTCCTATCTGAAATTGTTCTCTAATAGAGTTATCCAGGAAATAATAATCATTTGTTTTAGTGGGTTTCCACAAGCTAAGTCTTGGCATAAACTAAATCCTTTATGATATTTATCTATTCAAGTTCTTCTAGATTGCATAAATATTGTATAGGAGTATATCATATGGCACTACGTGACGCAATAATTAAAGAAATGGAAGTAAGACTGGGCGGAGGCATGGTAGATGTTGAACTTGACCCGGCACATTACAATCTTGCTCTTGACAAGGCATTAGACAAGTACAGACAGCGCAGTGAAAACGCTGTTGAGGAAAGTTTTATACATTTGCGCCTACAAGCTGAAATTAGCCAATATACACTACCAAACGAGATTATTGAAGTCAAAGACATATATAGACGTAGTAATGGTGTAAGTGGAACAACAGGTAATGATTTTGAACCATTTGAAGCACAGTATCTTAATACATATATGATGCACAGCGGCAGAGCTGGTGGATTAGCAGTGTATGACTCACTTGCACAACATCGCGAAACACTGGGCAGATTGTTTGGTGCAGAATATACATTTACTTGGAACCACACCAGCCACTCTTTATTTTTACATCGTCGTGTTAAAACAGATGATGATTGTTATTTGCACGTATATAACAATAGACCAGAAGAAACACTATTTGCAGACGTATACGCCAAGCCGTGGATTAAAGATTATGCATTTGCTCATGCACGTCTAATGCTTGCTGAAGCACGTGGTAAGTTTAACACTATTGCTGGTCCACAAGGCGGCACAACGCTTAATGCCGACGTTCTAAGAGCGTCTGCGGAAGCAGATTTAGATAAACTAGAGCAAGATTTAACCCTATATGCTGAAGGCAGTACTGGGTTAGGCTTTGTTATCGGCTAATAACTTTTAAAAAAATTACAAGTACTTGAAAAGGCAGGATTTATTCTTGCCTTTTTTTGTTGACAGGTAAAACGTTTTACTATATATTATAAGAGTAAGTTAAACAAAGAGGTAGTAAAATGAAAATCAAAGGCGCAATGACTGTTTTAGAAAGACGTGCTAAATTTTATGGTAAGACACTTGACTGGCTTATTAATGCCTTGGACCAAGGCATGGATGAAAACATGACTGTTACCCAAGCATATGAAGTTTACAAAATAGACCAAGGGTATATTTGGTGCGGTTTAGGCGACCTTGGATTTACTACACCTGAGAAAGCCAGTGATGCCTGGAAAATATGGCGTGGCGAAGGTGTTCAAATGGAGATGGAAATATAATGACATTTGATGATTTAACATTTGACGAAATTAGAACAGGTCACTTTCAGGCTAAGATGCAGTTCGGTAAGTATCAACTGAGTGTAGTCCTGTTACCAGGAAAAACACAGTACGAAGCGGCTGTGTTTGATGATGATATGTTTGTACAGTTGCCGGGGATACATCCTGATTTTTATGAAGACTTTTCAGACGATGTAATACCTCACCTTTTACCAGATGATGTCAGTGGAATCATGCATAAATTAAAAATGCTTGAAGGCCCAAAATAATTTAAAAAAAGGCTTGACAAGTAAGACGTTTTACTGTATATTATAAGAGTAAGTTAAAAAAACAGGAGTTATTAACATGCAAAACGAAATCCAAACACTAATCCAAAAATGTAAAACAGACTATACTAGATTTGTTACAGCAAGCGGTCGTGGCACACCAGAGCCAGACAGTTACTTTGGTAAAACACTTGCTAACTTTGAAGATAGTTTTACTATCAAACAAGGCAAGAAGTATATTAAAATTATACGTGATAATGGAGTTTGGGGTTTTATCGTTAACACAGACAACGATACAAAGTTTAAGCGTGGTGATATACTTAAAGCTGCAGGTTGGAATGCACCTGCAAGAAATGCTGCACGTGGTAATATTTTTGAAGAGTACAGTGTAGCTTGGACTGGACCACACTACTTGAAGTGAGTACAGTATAATTAACAATAATATTTTTAATAAAAGGAGATCAAGATGGGAATGAGTGGTTACGTAATGGATATTGAAGAAGCCTTTTGGGGTACAGTATCTACAATCATTAAAGAATCTGAACATGTAAATGAAGCAATGACAAGAGCAGTTGATCTTGGCAAGCCAATGGTTCCTTTTATGAGTACATCAGATATTGAAGATGGTGTTAGTGAAATGTGGAATGAATTTTGGAGTACACATGCATGATACGTATTTTTAACAGTGCGTACTACGAAGATACTGGTGCAGAACGTCTAATACCATTAGAAGAGGCTAGTATCATAGAACAGAGAATCGATGCCAAGGGTCGTCCTTTTATATTCTTTGAGCATAAAGATTATCCTTTGGGTGGTCTTCGTGCCTGGTATGACGGAACTTATTGGCAATGTGATATGGATTAAAAATAAATGAATAATGTAATAGGTGTTTGCGGATTAATCGGCAGTGGTAAAGGTACTGTTGCTGATATTTTAGTACAAAATTTTCAATATGAAAAAATTAGTTTTGCTGATAAACTAAAAGATGGTGTCAGTGCAGTATTTGGATGGGACAGAGAACTTTTAGAAGGCGATACAGATCGTAGTCGTTTGTGGCGTGAACGTACTGATGAATTTTGGACTAAAGAAACAGGTACAGAGGTAAGCCCAAGACTGATACTTCAGTTGTTTGGTACTGACTGTATGCGTAATGGTTTCTACGATGGCATTTGGGTTAGTTTAGTCAAACAACAAATATTAAACAATCCAGATAAAAAATATATTATACCAGATGTTAGATTTCCAAATGAAATGAAAGTTATAACAGAACTTGGTGGACAGGTTTGGCAAGTCCGTAGAGGAGAGATGCCTGAATGGTTTACTCGCCGTCAGTACTCATCAGGATTTATACCACAAGACGTACATGCAAGCGAGTGGGCATGGATAGATGTTGACAGTGCATTTGATATTATTTTAACAAATAATGGCACACTTCAAGAGCTTGAAAAAAGTGTTTTGGACACATTAAGTACGTAGTTATCCTCTTAACCGCCCTATATAAGTATGCTTCTGCTAAATACAAACAGTTACTAAAACACTGAAAGATTCAGAGGAGAATATATTATGGCTACTTTAGTTTCCCCAGGCGTTTCCGTAACAGTAGTAGATGAGAGTGCATACGCATCTCCAGGAACAGGCACAATCCCATTAATTGCGATTGCAACTCGTTCAGACAAATCAGACCCTACTGGTACAGAAGCAGACGGAATTGCAAAGTACACAAAGTTAGCAAATGCTGGCCAAGTTGTACCTGTTACATCACAACGAGAACTGACACAGTTCTTTGGTGATGCGACATTCACCGCCGCAGAAGGCAGTGAAACAAGTGAGTACGGTTTATTAGCCGCTTACAGTTTTCTAGGACAAGGCGCACAAGCATATGTTGTTCGTGCTAACGTTGACCTAGCAGATTTAATCCACAGTGCAACAGCACCAACAGGCGCAGTTGCTGGTGGAACATATTGGTTAGACACCAATGCAAGTAAATACGGTGTACACGAATGGAACGGCACAACATGGGGACTACAATCAGTCACAGTTGAAGTTGATGCTGCCGCTACTTCAGGTGAAATTGCTGGTGCTTATACACCAGGTGCAACTGTTGTTAACGGCGACTACTTGGTTGCAGTATTAATTGAACCAAGCGTAGAAGTTGCTGTACACTATTTTAAAGGTGTAGGCGGAGCATGGGAAAAACTAGACAGTTCATCAACTGGTACAGTTTCATATGCAGCACACTACAGCGCACCTACATCACCAACAACAGGTGATACATGGATCAAAACAACAGCACCAGGCAATGGCCTTAACTTAGCAGTATACAGTGCAAGTGCAGCTGGTGTATTTGGTGCCGAAACAGTTGAAGGTGTAACTTCTACTCAAGGCGGTAGTTCGTTTGTCAAGCAAGACGGTACAGCAGTAGCAACAATTGCTACACTTACAAACAGTGATATTCAGTTAGAATTGTTTGCAGCCGCAACTGGCGGATTTACAATCAACAATACAGCAAGTAATGCTTCAACACCAATTGTTGCTACAGTAAACGCACAAGACGCAGAGCCAACAGGCACACCTGCTAATGGTGCGTTATGGTTCAACAACACACGTACAGATTTAGACATCTTAACACGTAAATCAAGTGGCTGGTCACGGAAGCAAGATACTGACATCCAATATTCAGTTACTGAACCAACACAAAAGAAATCCGGTGCAGCTTTAGACACAGGTGATATTTGGGTTGATACTGGTGCAGTTGAACGTTCACGTCCAGCATTATACCAGTGGAATGGTTCAGCGCATGTATTACATGACAATACAGACCAAACTACACAAGACGGTGTAGTATTTGCTGACTTCACTGACGAAACTCGCACAGCGTTACCAAATGGTGATATCACAGCAATTACTGGTGCTCCAGATTATCAACTATACCCAACTGGTATGTTGGCAGTTAATATGGGCATGAGTAAAAATACTGTACGTAGTTGGAACTCAACAGCTGGTGCATGGCGTAACGCCGCCACTAACCACGCAGATGGTAGTGGAGCATTTGGTCGTTTAGCTCAACGTAAAGTTGTTACAACAGCGATGCAAGCCGCAGTAGCAGGCAACGAAGACCTACGTGACCCAATGCGTAACTTTACACTATTAGCAGCTCCTGGTTATCCAGAAATGACTGATGAGTTAGTTACACTAAACAGTGACCGTGGCGAAACAGGCTTTATCATTATTGATACACCAATGAGAAAAACACCAACACAAGCAACTGCTTGGGTACAGGGTGTTGGTGCAAGTGAAAATGGTGAAGATGGTCTTGTTACTAAAAATACATATAGTGCAGTTTATTATCCAGCAGGACGTTCAACAACTCCAGCCGGTGCAACTGTAACTGTTCCACCATCACACATGGCATTATATCAGTATGCATACAATGATAATATTTCTTATCAGTGGTTTGCTCCAGCTGGTTTAACACGTGGTGTGGTACAAAACGCAAGTGCCGTTGGGTATATTACAACTGAAGAAGAATTTAAAGCAGTTGCATTGACTCAAGGACAACGTGATAGTATGTATTCAAACAAAATGAATCCAATTGCAACATATCCTTCAGAGGGCGTTGTGTTTTGGGGACAGAAATCACTACACAGTACAACAAGTGCATTAGATCGTGTAAACGTAGCACGTTTGGTTGCTTACTTGAGAGAGCGATTTGATGAAATCAGTCGTCCATTCTTGTTTGAGCCAAATGATACACCAACACGTGCAAGAATTGCAAGTGTGTTTGAAGGCTTCATGAGCGACATTTTAGCAAAGCGTGGTGTTACTGACTTTGCAGTAGTTTGTGATGCAAGTAATAACACACCAGCACGTATTGACCGTAACGAATTGTATGTAGATATTGCGATTGCACCTACTAAGTCAACCGAATTTATTTACATTCCAATTAGAATTGTTAATACTGGCACATTATCGTAAGATAATACCTTAAGATTTAAAAGACCGCCATTGGCGGTCTTTTTTTTGGCTGAAAGACATAAATATAGATAACAACAAAACTTTTTCATAAGAGGAGAAAAGACAATGGCTGTTTTAACAAATTTAAGTGTACCAACAACGAGCAATAGCGCACCTGGTACCATCATGCCCAAAATGCAATATCGCTTCCGTGTATCATTTGGTTTTGATACTGCTGAAGTAATTACTAGTAATGTAATCAGTGTAACACGCCCGACACTAAGTCATGACGAGGTTACTTTAGATACATACAACTCACGTATCTACCTAGCAGGTAAGCATACATGGGAAGCTGTTTCAATCGTTATACGTGACGATGTAGCAAACACCGTAATCAATCAAATTGACAATCAAATGAGTCAGCAGGTTGATATGGTTAACCAAGCAAGTCCAAAGAGTGGCGCAGCTTATAAATTCCAGTGTAATATTGAAACACTAGATGGTGGTAATACAACTGCCACTGTATTAGATACATGGGAATTATACGGTTGTTACATTCAAAACGTAGCATATGGCGAAAGCAACTATGCAACAAGTGAAGCTCAACAAATTACAGTTACACTACGTTATGACAACGCACAACATAAAGGCTCTGATAACCAGGATCTATTCGTTGGCGGTGACGTTGGTGATACTGCAATAACAGCAACTGGTAACGGTTGATCGTAATTAGCCATGTCGATTCGTAATCACGCAACAGAGGCCTTCGGTACAGGAACTACCGAAGGTCTTCTGACTGGTATACCTAGACAAAAATTTAATTTTACTCTTAGTATTACTTTATCAGATTCTGGCAGTCCTATTGAGTTTACTCGCATACAGGACTTAACATTGCCAGGCTATAGCTTTGATACACAAATCGTCAATCAATACAATCAAAAACGTGTTGTACAAACTAAACTTAATTATGGAACACTTGGTGTAACATTTTATGACACATTTGATAATAGTTTTCATGACATTCTAAAACGATACACAGCCAATTACTACAACAGTGGTAATGGTATTGGCTTGTTTACTGATTTTGGTGAAAATACAAATAGTCCAATCAATCCATTACATTCTACTACAAAAGGTCTGGATCCCACAGGTGACAGATATTTTGTACCAGAAATAATGATTACACAAAATGGAATGGCTGGAACAGCACAATTTAGACAAACAAGACTTAAAAATTGTATGCTTACTCAAGCAAACGGCGATACACTAAATTACAGTGAAAGCGCACCTGTAGTATGGACTACAACTTGGCAACCTGAAACAATACACGTTGTTGATATCCCCGCCACTCAAGCAACATAAATACTCATATGGCTAGAAACTATATACAGGGCAAATATGAGCCCGTTAACAAAGAAAAGTATCTTGGTAAACGTGTGCCAATATATCGCAGTGGATGGGAACTACAATTCATGCGTATGTGTGATAAACATCCCAATATATTAGGATGGGCTAGTGAAAGCCATAGAATTCCATACAGACATCCACTAACAGGAAAAGCAACCACTTATGTGCCTGATTTCTTTATTGTGTATGAAGACATGAATGGAAAAAAACATGCAGAAATTATTGAAGTAAAACCCAGCTCACAAGTAATGGGAAATGCCAAAAGTAAACACGATCAAATGCATGCAGTTATTAATGAAGCAAAATGGAAAATTGCTAGACAGTGGGCTAACCAACAAGGATTAGGTTTCCGTATAATTACAGAAAACGAATTGTTTAGAGCACCACAGGGTAGTAAATCCAAAAGGAAAAAAAGATGACAAAAAAGTTAGAAGAAACATTCAACTTACCGCCAATGGATGACCCAATTGAAGCAGATACTGCTAATTTAATTGAGCCCATTGCAGATAACATTGATGAATTAAGTGCGGCACTTGCTCATGTAGACAAGATAGACCAAGCACTAACACCAGTTAAAAATTTAGAAGCATTAGATAAAGACATGGATAGTTATGCAGTAGATGCAATGGATGCATTTCAGACACTCATGGACTTGGGACAAAATGTTGAAGACAGACATGCGGCACCAGTTTTTGATAGTGCGGCTAAAATGATGTCAAATGCAATCACTGCCAAACAAGCAAAGATGGATAAAAAGTTAAAAGTTATTCAGATGCAAATGCAAAAGCAAAAATTAGACTTGGAAGAAAAAAAATTAGAGTGGCAGATGGCCAAAGCTAAAGGTACTGACTCAGACCCAACTGCAATCGAAGGCGCTGGTGAGGTAATGATTGATAGAGCTGAAATACTAAACAGTATTATGAGCGAACTCAATACGAAACAAAATTAAACAATTATGCTAAATAGTAGCATACAGGAGTAATAAGATGAAGACATTGAACGATTATTTAATGGAAAGCGCAAAAACTTACGAGTTTCGCTTAAAAACATGCTGTGAGCTTTCCGATGACCAGCTTGATAGCCTGGAAAAGCATATGCGCAAGTACGAGGCGTTCGACATCGAATCTCCCAAGCGCACAATACTACAGAGTGCACCACTTGATTTCCACAACGTTGGCGCAACTGAAATATATATTATGGACTTTAAGACAAAATTGCCGATGAGTCCAGCAATGCTAGTAAATGAACTAGTACAAAAAATTGGTATTAGCGAGCGTGATATACGTGTTCGTAATAAGTTAGAACCAGCTGAACAAGAAGATGCTGCTAGCATGGAAGAGCCAACTGATGGCGAAACTGATGCACTATTGCTTGACGGTGAATACACTGAAGCAGAAAACCCAAAAGCAGAAGAACATTATGGTGACCAATATAATACCAAATTTGTAGCAGAGTTAGAAAAAACTCGTAAAGAACACAACACTGAATATAAGGGGAAAAGTAATGGAAGTTAATAACATTGACGATCTAATCAAACTTGCGGGTCTTGTTAACAGCCAGGCCCCAACAGCAACAGCTGAATCAGAAGTAGAAGAAGCAGACTGTGGATGTAGTGATGAACAACCAGCCGCAGTAATGACTAACAGTCCAGACATGTATGCTATTTTAAAGCGTTTGTCACAAATGGGCGAAGTACACGAAGAAGAACCAGTTGCTGAATGGTCAAATTCACCAGCTGACGAACTAACTGGCGAACCAGAGTCACGTATTATGGATTTACCAAAAGGCGAACCAGTAGATACAAGTTTACGCCGCCATATGGGTGCAAAAGCACAACCAGTAAGAGTAGAAGAAGGCATTGTAGATCATACTGTTGAAGATATGATGGAAAGCTATGCTGCATTTAAACTTAACGAAGCAACTAAAGGTTGTGCTGATTGTGAATATATGAAAGACGAAACTGACGGTGAAATTGATACATGTGATGAGTGTGCCGCTGAAGAAAGAGCTGAAGCACATAAAGTTAATGAAGCGGCAGAATGCAAATATTGCGGTGGTGATTGCCCTAATGATGAAGAACACGCTTGTGACGGCTACTTGGGCGACATTGATGGACTATATGAAGCTGGACCCGAAGCTAACGAGGATGCAGGCAAAGTAGGATATGTAGAAATGTTCTTTACAGACCGTGATGGCGGTGAAGTTAGTCATGAAGTAGAAGTTACACTTAAAGACGGTAAACTATCTATTACTGGCAACATGCCTGGACCAGAAGACGATTTATATTACGATGAGTCAGATATCGAAGAGCAACTACGTGATGCTATGCAAGATATGAGCGTTATTAGTTGGATGAACGAAGATATTACTGAAGACCCAAGCAAGCCAAATTTCCCACAAACTGTGGAACTTGCTGGAGATAGTATCTGGGATAGAGAAACACCAAACCCAAAAACAGTTACAGTAACTGATTATGAAATGGAAGCTGATAAAGACGGATATGTACACGTAAAGGTAATGCATGACGGTCCGTGGACTATCTATACTGACACAGGATTTGAAAAGGCCATCAGCGAAATGATTGGTATGAAAGTATCATTCACTGAACAAGGTATGCAAGAAGAAGGCGTAGCAAGTTTAGAAAGTGGTGATGACATGGATGAAGACATTAGCATCCTTAAACGAAACGCAGGAGTAGTATAATGTACCGTAAATTATCAGATATTTTAGAAGAAAACAACTTAGCAGCAACAACCGAAGCAGTGGGCGATAGTGCTTCTGGTTTTTATAGATTGCAAGATGAATTTGCAGGCGGTGAAGCAGATGGCGCACACAAAGTTCTTATTGATGAGCTAGTACGTTACTTGAGCGGCGATCAACTTGAAGATTTTGTTTCTGATTTTGAAAGACACCATGATATGGTAGGCGACATGGAAGAAGCTGACATTGAAGAAGCTGACATTGACGAAGATAACGCATTTAATAGTGCGGCCGCTGAAGCAGCAAAAAGAGGCGACAGCCACTTTGAATTCAATGGTAAAAAATATCCAGTAAAAATGGACAAGAAAACAGCAGATGGTTTAACAGATGACATTGAGCATCTAAGAAAACTATCAGGAATTTAATATCCTATCTACCTTAGGACCACTGAGCCCACAACTTGTGGGCTCTTTTTTTCAGTAATAAATACTATTATAATGAGGTTAATATGGCCACTACAGGTACAACAAACACAGACTTAGTTAAAAAACCGTATCGAAAAGAACAGATTACGCATGCTCAGGCAACTGAGCTAGCTAAGTGTATTCAAGACCCAAAATATTTTATGACTGAACATTGTTGGATTCAGCATCCAACTAAAGGGCGACTTAAATTTGATTTATTCCCATACCAGCAAGAACTGGTTGACACATATCACGAACATCGTTATAGTATAGCTCTTATCAGTAGACAGATGGGTAAGTCAACGGCCGCGGCAGGATACCTGCTGTGGTATGCAATGTTTAATCCAGATCAAACAATTCTTATTGCGGCGCACAAGTACAGTGGTGCTCAAGAGATTATGCAACGTATACGTTTTGCATATGAAACTCTGCCTGATCATTTACGTGCTGGTGCAGTTAGTTACAACAAAGGTAGTATTGAATTTGATAATGGTAGTCGTATTGTAGCACAAGCAACAACAGATAATACTGGACGTGGTTTAAGTATATCGTTAGCATACTTGGACGAGTTTGCATTTGTTAGACCAAACATTGCCCGTGAATTCTGGACAGCATTATCTCCTACATTAAGTACAGGTGGTAAATGTATTATTACAAGTACACCCAACCAGGACGATGATCAGTTTGCACAGATTTGGAGAGCAAGTCAAAAAATGTTTGATGAGTTTGGTAACGAAACACAAGTGGGTATAAATGGTTTCCGTGGATACAGTGCTGATTGGAAATTACATCCAGATCGTGATGAGGCATGGGCCAGTGTTGAACGTGGTAAAATTGGTGACGAACGTTTCCGTCGTGAACACTTGAATGAGTTCATTGCGTTTGATGAAACACTTATTGATAGTATACGACTAACTGAACTCAAAGGCGAAGATCCATACAAAAAAACTGGACAAGTACGCTGGTACGACACAGTTAAAGACAAAAATACATATGTGGTATCGTTGGATCCAAGTTTGGGAACTGGCGGAGATCCAAGTGCTATACAAGTGTTTACACTGCCGGGTATGACTCAGGTAGCAGAATGGCAACACAACAAGACTCCTGTACAAGGACAAATTCGTATAATGAAAGAAATATGCGAAGCATTACGTAGTGAAGGTCCCAATAGTGAAATATACTGGAGTGTGGAAAACAACACACTGGGCGAGGCGGCACTCGTTGTAATCAGTGAGATGGGCGAAGAAAATATACCTGGTACATTCTTAAGTGAACCTAGAAAAGGTAATGGGCGTTCGTATCGTAGAGGGTTCAATACCACAAATAGAAGTAAACTCACTGCTTGTGCTAAGTTTAAACAGTGGGTAGAAACAGACAAACTAAAAATAAAGAGTAAACGACTACTGGGAGAAACCAAAGTGTTTGTAGCACGTGGTGCTAGTTATGCCGCCAAAGAAGGCGAAACTGACGATTTAGTAATGAGTACACTGCTGGCAGTGCGTATGACGATGCTAATTAGTCAGTATGACGAAAACACATTTGAAGACATGCGTGATAGTTTTGGAGACGATGAATATCTTGCTCCAATGCCAATCGGGCTAATATAGACTGAAAGCATAAATAAGTGTATGGCGATTAATATAGATAAAGTTGGTGAACAAATTTTTAAAGTCCTCAAGGGACATGGATTGACTCTTGAGTTGTTTACTAGCGATGGCAAGAGCACAGTTGATCCAATGGAAGCAAAGCGTTTTTATAATGCTGAAAACAAAATGATGGTCAACTTGGATGTCGCCGATGAGAAATCAGAATTAAAAATAGGACTTGGAAAAAGTGCTGATGTAAATGGATTACGTAAATTATTTGACAATTTACGCAGTTTAGCCAATAGAAACATTATTGAGTATACATTACGTACCTTTGGCAAGGATATTGAACCAAGAGATTTTGCCTTTCAGGCGAAAAAGGATAGTGAAATGAAAGTACAAGAAAGTTTTAGTAAACCATATGGAAGTAGCAAGAGTAGTTATCAAGCTCTTGAAAATGCACGTTTAATTATTAAACATAAAAAGCATGTAGATGAGGAAGTACGTGGAAGCCGTAGTCGAAATATTCACAGTTTGTTTATTGAGAACGCAGACGGCGAACGTTATAAATTCCCAGGCACCAATTTAAGTGCCGCCCGTGCTATGCTAAGACACATTAAAGAAGGTGGTGTTCCACATGACGAAATGGGTACACACATTGTTGCACTATCAGAAGAATTTGCAGAACTTACTAAATTTCGTAATTACGCAAAGAAAAGTTCACTAATCAGTGAAGACACACAGGATGTAATTGAAGGCGTCAGCAATCGTCTTGAAGGAATCCGCAAACAGTTTAAATCACTCAGTGGCACGAAGGGCTATAAGCGTTACAGTGAAGGCTATACAGAAAAAGCAGTTTCTCTAGAAGAAGAAGGTGTTGATAGCTTGAAAGATCAATTTACTGTACGTAGTTTTGACGAGAATGTCGCCTCAGCGTTACCGCATGTTGCACGAGTAGTGAGAGAAATTTCAGATACAAAGGGCCGAGCACACCGCTTGAAGGCTCTGGTTACAAAAGTCACAAGTGGCACAGATCTTACACTAAGTAGGCCGCTGGATGCCGCAGATCCTGATAATCCTGAGAACATGCGTTTTGGTAAACCACTAGAACAGCAAGCAGCGTTCTCAGGATATCTTTCTAAGCACGTAAAGGATGACGAGCTTAGTAATATGCTAATGCAACTTGGAATGGACATGCACGACATGGATCCAAAACAGCAAAATTTAGCAAATAAAGTATTGACTTACCTTAAAGGTAATGTTAGTATTAAGAATCCTAAGAAGGCATCAGAAGATGCAACCGAAAATGTGTACAAGCAAATTGAAGAATCATTCAACAAATATAATCCAGAAGATTTTTTATTATAAGTGCTTGACTTTACACATTAAATATAGTATAGTATACGTATGCTCAAAGTATAAGTGTATTATACAAAACTTAGGCAAACGTCACGTAAGTGGCAACACAAAATTAGGTATTATACCTAGTTACTAATAAAGGCTAATATAGGAGAATAATTATGGCATCTTTAGCAGAAATCAGAGCAAAACTGCTCGAACAAGAAAAAGGCGGAAATACCCGCAGTAACTCATATGGTGGTGACAACGCAATTTTTGCGTTTTGGAATATTCCAGAAGGTCAATCAGCAACAATGAGATTCCTCCCAGATGGTGATGACACGAATACTTACTTTTGGCGTGAACGTCAAATGATCCGTATTCCATTCAGTGGCGTTGCTGGTGGAGATGAACACAAACCCGTAACAGTAACGGTTCCATGTATGGAAATGTGGGGTGAAACTTGCCCAGTACATGCTGAAATTCGTCCTTGGTTCAAAGATCCAAGCATGGAAGATATGGCACGTAAGTATTGGAAAAAGCGTAGTTACTTGTTTCAAGGATTTGTAGTTGACAGTCCACTACAGGAAGACAGTGTTCCTGAAAATCCAATTCGCAGATTTATTATTAATCCAAGTATTTTTAATATTATCAAACAAGCGTTAATGGATCCGGACTTTCCAGAAATTCCAACAGACTTTGAGCAAGGTACTGACTTTAAACTTGCAAAAACGCAAAAAGGTCAGTATGCAGATTACTCAACATCAAACTGGGCTCGTAGAGAGCGTGGCTTGACAGAAGATGAGCGAAATGCAATTGCATCAAATGGGTTGCATAATCTGGATGATTATATGCCAAAGAAACCTACAGCAGAAGGCGTTAATGCTATCTTTGAAATGTTCGAAGCTAGTGTAGATGGCCAGTTGTATGATCCAGCTCGCTTTGGACAATTTTATCGTCCAGCAGGTGTAAACTTGGATAACATTCCAAGCGCACCAGCAACAGCAACACCTGCTCCTGTAGCAGAAACAGCACCTGCACCGGCACCGGCGCCACAGGCAGTTGCAGAGTCAGCACCAGCACCAGCAGCTCCAGCGGCTGATGCTAGCCAATCTAGTGCAGCAGATATTCTTGCCGCAATTAGAGCTCGCAAAAACTAAAACATAAGCTGACATTATAGTGGGGGATCAATTCCCCCACTGTTTATATTCTATAGGAGATTACTATGGCAAGACCATTTGACGTAAGCAAATTCCGTAAAAGTATTACTAAAGCGGTACCCGGACTAAGTGTCGGGTTTAATGATCCAGATACATGGATCTCAACAGGTAACTATACCTTAAACAAACTAATCAGTGGAGACTTTGAAAAGGGTATTCCACTAGGTAAAGTATCAGTATTGGCTGGTGAATCAGGCGCAGGTAAGTCATACATTGCGGCTGGTAATATTGTTAAACAAGCACAACTTCAAGATATTTTTGTTGTACTGATTGATACTGAAAACGCACTAGACGAGACTTGGTTGCATGCACTAGATGTAGACACCAGTCCTGAAAAATTGTTAAAACTTAACTTAGCAATGATTGACGATGTAGCCAAAGTTATGAGTGATTTCATGACAGACTACAAAAAGGAATGGGCAGACAAGGAAAAGGACGAACGTCCTAAAGTATTGTTTGTGATTGACTCATTGGGTATGATGTTGACACCAACTGATGTGAAACAGTTTGAAGCAGGTGATATGAAGGGTGACTTGGGCCGTAAGCCTAAAGCACTAACATCACTGGTTCGTAACACTGTTAATATGTTGGGCGAATACAACGTAGGACTAATGGCAACCAACCACACATACGCATCGCAGGATATGTTTGATCCAGATGATAAGATTAGTGGTGGACAAGGCTTTATCTACGCAAGTAGTATTGTGGTTGCTATGCGTAAACTTAAACTAAAAACAGACGCAGACGGCAACAAGACTTCACAAGTACATGGTATTAGAGCGGCGTGTAAAGTAATGAAAACACGTTATGCTAAACCGTTTGAAAGTGTACAAGTGGAGATTCCATATGAAACAGGTATGAGCCCATACAGTGGACTTGTAGAGTTCTTTGAAGCCAAAGATATTCTAAAGAAGAGCGGTAACAGTTTGGAATACACTAGCCACGTAACTGGTGAAGTAATTAAAATGTTCCGTAAGCCTTGGAATGCTAATAAAGATGGCGCATTAGACCTTATTATGAGAGAATGGGATGACATTGCTGTTGATCAGTTAACTGAACAACCCGTGGACGAAGATTCCGAAGAAGAACTAAATAGCCTTGATGAAAATTTATCCACTATTGAGGAATAATAATGAAACTATCAAGTAATGACGCAGTAAGTCTTGCAGAATTGTGGGACAGCATCAAAGCATATGTTCCAGTTAAGGATAGAAGCACAGCGGCCCAGCATTTTTTAAGTGCGGTACAAGAAAGTGCTTTGTGCGATCTAGAAGAACATGCAAACGAACTTCATGGAGTTTGTAGCATTCTAGATCGTGCCCTTAAGGAATATGATGTTGATGATGAATTAGAAGAATATGAAGAAGAATCTGAGTGGTAATTAGACAGTGAACTGGTTATCAAAGATACGAAAAGATATCAATCAAATAGTTTATGCGATTGACTACTATGAAAAAGAGCTTACTGAAGCTAGGGTTCAAACAGGACTTCGTGGCAGTGTTGAAAAACATAGCCGCGATATGCCTGGAGTAGTTGAACAACGTTTTGGACAATTACAAGAAATCGAAAGTATTTTAGAGTTCTTAAACATAGAACTACGTAGAATGCGTAGTGAGAAATTCAGGAAGTTTCTGGAGCATTATAACAGACAACTTACTAGCCGTGATGCGGAAAAGTATGTTGATGGTGATCCAGATGTCGTGAATCAACAGCATCTTATTAATGAGTTTGCCCTGTTGCGTAACAAGTATATAGGACTATCAAAAGCATTAGACGCCAAGCAGTTTCAGATCAATAACATTGTGAAGTTACGTGCAGCTGGACTTGAAGATGTGAGTTTATAGTGTAACAGAAGGTGTGATCAGGCCTTGTTGTATATAGCTAACACAGAACGTGTTGCAAAGTCGTTAAAAATATCGTCTGCGAACATCCATTCTGTTACACAATTTACTTATCGTATGATTAAAAAATCATAAAAAAACCAATAAAAATTACAAGTACTTGAAAAGGCAGGATTTATTCTTGCCTTTTTTTTCTGTTTTTTGTTGACAACCAAGACGTCTTACTGTATATTAATGGTATAAGTTAAAAAACAGGAGTTAGCAAATGGCATATGTTTCACAAAAAGACAAAGCAGAATTAGCACCAGGCATCAAAGCAGTGCTTAAAAAGTACAAAATGAAAGCCAGTATCGCTGTTCGTAACCATTCAACACTTTGCGTTAATATCAAAGAAGGCGCAATTGACTTTAGCGATAGTTTTACACATGGTGATGGTTATATTCAAGTTAATGAATATCATATCGACCGTCACTATGCAGGTAAAAAGCGTGAGTTTTTTAACGAACTACTAGCGGCAATGAAAGGCCCAAAGTACTTTAACGATGATGATGCAATGACTGATTACTTTAGTCGTTCACACTATACTGACATCAATGTTGGTAAATGGAATAAACCTTATAACTATACAGGAGTATAAAATGACAAAAATTAAATTTGATATCAACCAATTGGATGACATTATGATTGGTGATGTAGATATGAAAGACTATCCAGACTTTTGTGATGCGTATGTTGAGTCAGCATCGTTCAAAGGTATTGAATTAACTGATCAACAACTGGAAGAACTTAATATGTCAGATGAAACCCGTGAATGGGTTAATGCAAATGCATACGAAAGTTTATTTTAATAAAATAAATTAAAATAAGGCTTGACAACCAAGACGTCTTACTGTATACTAGTGGTATATTAAATAAGAAAGGAGTTAGAAATGAGTGTAGAACTTAGAACTGTTATTTCAGATTTAAATTATATTCGTGGCACGGCTACTCCACGCCAACGACTAATTGATATGACGGAGATGACACCGCAGCAAGCCAATGATGTCTTTGCGTTTATCAATTTGAGCTTAACATCAAAGGTAATGAAAAAAGAAGGTGAGCGAACACGTATTGAAGTAAAACGTGAAACCGTTAAACTATTCAATGCCATTACCCAATTACAATGCATGGGCTTCAAGGCTCCTGCCAATCTTTCAAACATATAGGAGACACGTATGCCAGATGAAAGCAACTTTAGACTATTTGTGAATAACATGTATCAGGCTGCAATGAATGAACGATCAGCCTATAAACAAGAACCATGCACAATTCAGGAGTACTTTGATAACCATAAGTTTTGGTTAAAAGCTCAGTATCAAAGTGGCAAAGAAAACAAAAATGTTGTTGACATTGTAGATTAAATTTCGTATACTACACAGGTAAACAGGGCAAAAGGCAGAACAATGAAAAAGAAATATGACATCTTTAAAGTA